CTCGTCGAAATTTTGGAATTCAGTGGCGTCCGACTCTTTGTCTGCCATAGTGACTGTAATTCCAAAAGACTTCAAAGCGCGCTGTGCTGTGACAAAATTGAATCCTAGCTCCTTATCTCTTACACTACCGCTCATGTCATCTCCGAGATGCATAGATCGCAAGTGCTCGTGAGCCTTCAGTCCTTTACTTCCATCTGGGTCGCACACTTCATAAAAAGCTGCGTACGTCAATATTAAATTGGCGAGACCGCCAACTGAGGCAGTGCAACTGTTACCAGAAGTGTGATGAAACAACAATTGTATCAAAGTTCCGTTCAAATCTAAGTACGGTGATGATTTCTCCTCCAATATAGTTTTCATAGCTTCCAAGTCTTCTGCGCTGTAGCCCATCGCTTCAGCCAAATGTAAGTAGACCGACCAGGCGGCTTTAACCAAATTTGCAGGCAAAGTCTTGTCAAACGCTTTAATATCCCAAAAAACACCGTGATCTGCTCCTACTTTACCGTCCCAAGAAAGATACTCGCGCAATTTTTCCCAATCGTGGGAATGTGGGTTTAAACCAATAGCGCTTCTCACCTTGTACGGCATTGTACCAAGAGCATTCAAAATAGGGCTAAAGTATTTCATCGCGTTTGCCAAGTGAGGCAACTGATCAACCACAAACACGCGTGTACGAAAATCACGACATTTTTCTTTTTTCAAAGGCTCATCCTTCAATGCAGCGCGCAAAGTGTTAACCGTTCGCTCACCACGTCTCAAACGTTCGTCGTTCTCTTGTATGTATTTACGCATGTTCTCGTCCAACACATAAGGATGTTCGTCATTTTCAAGCCAGTCTTTCTTCAGTCTTGTTCTCAAAGGCGCTGGGCCTTTCCAATCAAAAGGTTTTGGCCCAGCGGAAGTGTTCCAATCCATTCCGTGCAACTTAGAATTTTCAATGCCATTACAAACCTCGTCAATCGTCAAAGGCCTACTCAAATGTGGGTTCTTTGTAGCGTACTCCTTAACGGAGTCCTTCAACTGCTCCACAATTTCGTTAACGGCACGGTCAATATGGTGTTGTGGAAACTTGTGTTCACACATTGACAATTCCTTCATGCAATTCACCCATGGAGACTTCAGTTCGTCGTCAACAATTCTTGCTCCGCCTGGCGGCACTGCAAATTTCTCCTCCGCTCCAAAAAATTCCAGAACTTGGCTCGCGAAAGGAGTCCTTCTCGTCTTAAATCTGCGCTTGCCCGTGCCAGGTAAACGTCCAATCACGTCCATAGGTACAGACTGGAAACCCTGTTGAGTCGCACAAAATTCATGGATATTCGTGTCAATCACGCTCTTTCCATGCAATTCTGAAGTCCGAGAACTGTCGACCACGGGAGTGTGGTATTGACCATGAAAATGTTCAACTATCTCGTCAATGTCGTCCTTGTCAACTCCCATATAAAAAGACTCGCGTCCTCTTCCGGCTACATGAAAACCCACAATGTGTGGATCTTTAGTGTCGCAAACCACAGGTCCGCCGCACCATCCATGTTCCGGTGTACGTGTTGAGTGACCAGTCCATCCAACGTAGTACTGTTTGCCCGCAATCGCATGCCTGAGCACCTTGCTGTCTGTGACCACGCCACTATTTCGACAACGAATCTCTTCACCTTTCCAGAAAACTGACGTTACAGAACTCTTGTGCACACAATGCTCAACACGGAAATATTTGGTCAAATCCTTAAACTCCCATAATCCCGTGCAATACACAGCTGCCAAATCCTTAGAAGGGCTGAAAACAGACAAGCTGGCCTCCGGGTCGACGTGTAGAGATCTTTCATTAATTTCTCCATTTTTCGTAGGTCTCGCGAAAGTCCATATTCCTCTTCCCAACTCCAGCGCACAATGCTTCGGTAGCAAAAGTATTCTGTTGTTAATGAAAAAACCGTTAGATTTGTAGACCATACCGTCACGTCGACATGTAATGCAGATTGTGTTCTTCTTAGCCAAATTAACGACGTGCTCAGTAAGCGCTGTCGACATTGTCTCCTTAATAGGAGCCCTGGCCTTGTGCCAAATATCATGAATAAAACTTCGTTTCTCTTTCTCATGATCAGACTGCAACTCCACAGGACGTGTCATCGCCTTAAATGCGTATAACCCGCCCACGAAGACAGCCATCCAGACAGTAAAAGGTAAAAAATCACCCAAAGCCGTCTGTTTGGCGTTCTCCGCTCGTCGTGCAATACCTTCTTTCCAATTTTCATCAGCAGCTTTACGCATCACAGCGTAGTATAGCAAATCTTTGAACCACCAATTCATGCCAATGAACAATGATCCAAGCATAACGTTGGCCGAAAACCACAATCTGACTCCCAATGCTATGCCAATGAAAAAACCATTAACGGTAAGCATGGCAAGGCTCAAACCTTCAGAAACTGAATCCCACTTGTTGCATAAAGAAACCCAGAAACCAGGAATAAAATTAAATCGAGACCCAAAGGCCAGCAAATCAATTCCCAAAAACTTCTTTTTTGGCGCTTTAGGTATGAACTTTTCTTTCATTTTCCTGCTTTTGTCTCCCACGTTGCAACAAAATTTGTGTATAGGATGTTTTTTCTCCTTCTTCTTCTGCCAAGGTAACTTGAAACCATGATGTTCAAAATCGCCATATGGAGACTGAAAACTATCGTCTCCACGATAACATGTACAAAGCCCTTTGGGCATGCGGCATCCTTCACAATACGACCAGTGTTCCGTGTTCGAACGCGTCTGCAGAGAAGTCATCTCTGCTTCCTGATGTAACGCGCACTCGTACGAAAGAGTCTTAATCAATTCGTCCACTTTGTGGACGTTGCCTTTAGAAGGATTGTAACGATTCTCGACAGGTAAATATGTGGGTTCATCATTCGGTCCCACCGCAACTCTCTCAACAGAAAAGTTCCAAACGTCAGGGAAGGAGTGATTTGGGAATTTCGCTCTAACTTTCTGGCGATCCAAGTTTTCACTTCCTTCAGCTCGAAATGCAGGAGCAACGGACATTGTCACATTCAACGGAAATCTCCGTAAAATCGACGCGGGACTGTTACTTTCCTCGTAAGCGTTTAATGTCTTGTTGTTTGTTGTACCAATCACCACCCTTGGACGAAAGAAAACCTTGCCTTTCTTCTCAAGTTCGGCTTTTTCCGCAGGTTGGGCAATTGAATTGATGGCACGAATAACAACGTCTGACGTTGCGTAATCCGTACTGGTCGTCTTGGCATTGGCCAAGTCATCAAGCACAATACCGGTCGTAGTGTTTTCGATAGCATCGTCATATTTACCCGGCTTCACAACTGCCATGTTTTCAGGGCGCGCGGGCGCTCCCATGAGTTCAAGCAAATATTTCATGAGTCCGGGTGCAATGTAACTTTTGCCAACACCAGAAGATCCGACCAACAAAACTGAAAAAGCTGTCATTTGCTCCAATTGCGAAGTCACAATTGACGTGACCTGCGAATGTACGTATAACACCTTGTCATAGTAAACGCGATAGACCTGTCTCTTTGGTTGAGGTCCCAATGTCGCTTCCGTTTTCAATTCTGTAGCAATGCTCTCCAATTCTGTAAGATATTGATCAATTGTGTATTGAGCGTCTGCGTTCCTTAACACCACCAAATCCTTCTGGTTCAGTAGTTCTATAGTTCTGGTCAACAAAGACTGTGGATAGAAAAAACCTTTCCACGATCCAGTAGTTTTGAATGATTTCCATCCAGAAACGAACGCTTCATACACCTCAGAGCAAGCAGCTTTTAGATCCGTCAAATTGCGGGGCCGCTCCAAAATGTCTTCAATAAATTCCTTAACCAAGGCCTCTTTAAAAACCTCCGGTTCCAATTTTGTCGCTGCCAAAACGTACAGTACAATCTTGCCTAATCCTTTAAACAAGCTAGGATTCTGCAAAGCGCTAACGTCAGAAAAATCGAGAGTACCTTGTAAAACAAATTTTCTCTCTTGTTCAAAGGACGCCGCGTGTGTCGCAAATTCGGGATCGGAGTACATCTCATTGATCAATTGGCGCAAATGTGTGTAAGTAAGCTTACTATTGATGTCTTGCAATATACCTGTTAAAGCAAAAAACACCTTAGTTTTGTCGGTCCAATCTGTGGATAACAATTGCTTGATAATGCGCTCAACTTTCAATTGCATTTGGACAATGTCCAAACCGTTGACCATGTAAGTCCACAACAATGAAGAAAACGTCATTTGCTTAAATACTGTAAAAGCGCACAAGGAAGCAAGCCAGCCACGAGGCTGGGAATAACTCTGCAAATTAAATAATTGATTTTTATTTTGTTTTTTGCTAATGTTTGCAGCTTTTCCTTTTCCGTGCTTTGTCAAACGACGACGTCTCTTCAGTCGCCACAACCGCCATTGCGATGTAACAACTGGTTTCATTGTGCAGGTGTTGGGGGGCATAAACTTCAGAGGGTTGCATCCTCCGTTGTTCAAGTCGTGGATCGTCTCCAACCAAAGGTCGGAAAACAAATCAAAAGTAACACTGTTCTCTCTTTGAGTAGAACAGGAATGTAGTTCCATCCGAGCTGCAACGGCTCTTTGCGCATCACGCGCCATTTGTATTCGCTTCCATTTTTCCCGTTTCCTCCTTTTCCTCCTTCGCTCCTCCTTGTTGCACTCCATGTGCATCCATCCGATATTCATCTTTGGGGTTCTGGTGGTGGTGGTCTTACGACCTTGAGGACCTCCCTTACGGGAGGCCGGGTTGTTTGTATGCTCGCTAGTGTTGATCATTGTCTAAAAGAAATAATTACCAACACCGTCTCGCGAACATCCAAACGTTGGTCCACTAAGGACCATGTTTGGTGCGTTCACGAACCGTCCTAAATTGTACTACTCCACTCTTCTGGTAGCCCCACTAGGGCTAAGAGGTGTCCGAATCTAAAGACCCTGGACAGGATTTCCATCTCCGACTAAGCAGAGCTGACGTGGTCTAAAACAAGGGGGTCACTCGTTCTCCCGTAGGAGCTGCGGATTACCCGATGACGCCAGATTACTTTCAAATCGACAAGTAGATAGGACTACGGTTCACCGTGACAAGCCTGTAAACGCGAAAGGCCGGCCCCGGCTGGCAAATGGCCGTCTTGTATGTAGGTCTCGGCGAAACCTTTTTGTTTCCTGTTTTCATAATGAAGAGTGTAGGTTCTACCTTATCTCAACACCGTTTTTGTAACCAAGTTAAAGCCCGGTACAGGTTAATTGGGGCGCTCTCGGTTGTAAATTACAACTTTAACTCTAATGTCCATGACACTTGAAGTAGTAAATATGGCTATATTTTATGTCCCGCCAGGGACATTGACCCCGTTCCAGGGGTCATCGTGAATTGAAAAATCTCGATGCTTCACTACATCTCACACTGATCGTACGTTGAAGTTAAACTCCAATGCTCTATACTAACAGCGCAAGTTTGAGTCATTGCAGACCCGCAGTGCGTATTTAGTTTTTAATGTCTTTGCTGACAACGCGAAGCGATTTTCATGGTAAAACCATGACCTCAATATGAGGATTTGAGGTGGCCAAATTAATGGCCGTGTGCCATTTCATCATTTTGAGGAATGAGGCAGTCACAAATTGCGTGACTACTCTCCACCTACCGGATCAGACGTATCTATCCGATTAGGCAGACACATTCATCCAGATGTCTG